TTCTATTTTGGATGATACTCCTCCACGGACTGGAATGAAGTAGTCCTCTTCTGTGGACATCGGATTGTATCGCAAGTCAACGCGCCCAGTGTTGGAGTCAACGACTTGGTTGCGCTTCATCTGCGTCATTACCTTCTGCATGTACTGCTCTACATCTGACGGGGATACATTTCCGACATCAATATAGAATACACGGCGTTCTGGTGCCCTAACGATACGGTACGCCATCATAGCGTCTTCGAGTAGGATAAGTTGGCGAAAGATACGACGGGCGGGTTCGAGGACGGAAGTTCCGTATGGGGCATATTTGTCGTTGCCGAGGATGCGGAAGTGTCCTACCTGCCAGTTCTCGAATGTTAGTCCGCCTGAGTTCCACTGGAACTGGACGTATTTTGGGTTTGTCTTGTCCTCGCCTTCAAGTCGTTCTATCTCGTGCGTCGGTAGTCCGACGACAGATTGGATGCCGAGTCGTTCGTCGATGTCGAGGTATAGAAAGAAGTCTCCGTATTTGCACATTGTGCGACTCCAACCGAATAGGTTGTGCTCAATGTTTAGAACGGTGTGATAGAGTTCGTTTAGAACTGACTTTATCTCTTCGTTTGAGCATTTGATGGAGAGGAGTGGAGATAAGTCCGAGGATGTTGTCATCTCGTCTGCGTAGATGTCCATTGCAGATGCTATTTCTGGAGTGTATTCCATTTGTTCAAAGTCTTGGTATCGCTCGGCACGCATTTGGTTCGCCATAATAGCGGTGCTTAGTTGCTCAAATGGGTTGTAGTTCGCCTTCTTGAAGTTTAGTCCAGATGCGGACTGGAACTTGAACTTGTCTAACTGAACTCTTGATAGTTTTCTGCTTGTCTGGGTTCGGTAGTTTACCAATGGACCAGAGAGGAGGCGAGTCAACTGCTTGAATAAAGCTGATTGATTGTTTTTTGGGTTGCTATTGTTCTTTGCCATATTATATTATCCCTTGTAAAGCCAACCGAAGTGCTGTGAAAGCTCTGCTGCTTTTCGTTGCTCCGAATCCATATTTGATTCCTTTCGGTATCCTTCTTGTCCTTTTATCTGATTATTCATTCTCGTAGTTGCTACAAACATTGAGTTGACGAATGCTTCTCGGTATTCTTGTTCTACCTTACCTGCTTCGAAAGCTATGTCTCGAACATAGCATCCAATAGCGAGCGCCATTGTCAAATCATCGTTGTATCCTCTCATTGCTTCTGGACGTCCATTGTTCCAAATAAATGTCCTTAATTCGTTTATTGCTCGTCTAGAGCGGATAGTAATTAGGTTGTTACGGATAAACTCTTCCAACTTTGCTATGATAATAGGGCGAGTTTTCGATGTTGTCGAGAAACCCAAGACTGTGTTGGACATGTTTTCTGCTTGAACCTGTGGTACGTACTCATGAGTTGACTTCATAGAGTAGTAGATATTATTATAACACATTTCTTTCAACTTTGTAAGAACGGTGAATCCAACTGAGTTATTTTCCACTACAATCATTGCATTATTGTAGTCTTTTCCAGTGCTGAATAACATTTCTGAATAAGTGTCGAGCGTTGGTTTTCCTTGATACTCGGCAACAATTTCCATAGTCTCTAATTTGATAATGTGAAATGTTGAGTTATCTTTTCCGTCGCCTCGTGCGACATCGGCAGTTATTAGGTAGTTGTTTTCTTGTTGTGCCTTTTCCCAGATCCAAATGTTTCTGTCGAACCCTACTCTGTATTCTGGTTCCGTTATTTCACTTTCTAGTCTCGAAATGTCGTCTCCGTGGATGACTGTTTCGCCAGACATGTTGAAGGAACACTCCAACTCCTGTGCGATTGCTCGGCGAGACATGTTCTTTGTCTCCTTGTCGAACCATTTCTGATCTCTGTCGGGATGGACATCCCACATTAGAGTAGTCATGAAGAAGTCGTTCTCTTCTGCTTCGGCGTCAACGCACGCTTTGTGGAACCAGTTTCCGACACCGTTGGGTGAAGAGAGGGCGATACAGCGTCCACCTGTTGATAGGGTGGAGTATAGTGCTGTCCAGATTTCGTCCATTCCCTCAACGTGAGCAGCCTCATCTACGACGAGGAGTGAGAGTGCTTCAGAACGTCCAGCGTCTGCTGATGTTGCCGATGCCTTTATTTCTGAGCCGTTTGATAGGACGAATGATGCTCGGTTGTCGATGTCTATTGACGCTATTTGCATCCACGGCGGCAAGTTCTTCATAATGTGCTTCACCTTCTTGACGAGGTTAGAAGCAACTTGGAACTTAGTTGCGACGACAAGGACGTTTTTGTTTCTGTGAAAGAGAAGCATCCAAGCGATGTAGGCAGCAGTCGTGGTTGAGATACCCAACTGGCGTGCTTTTAGTATTACGTTGAAGCGATGGTCATTGAAGTTCTTTACGAGATCCTCTTGGAAGTCGTAAAGTTTGAATGGAAGAAGTCCTTCGAGTGGATGGGCAATCTTCGCATAGTTAGTTATGAAGTATGTCGGATCTTTTCCGCTTTTTAATATCTCTTTTAGTATTTCGTTCTTTGTAAGTTGAAACGACATCTATACATCACTTATTCTTTCCAAGAGATAGGAAGTCACGGATTGACTTATCAAGCCTGTCCTCTGATGCTTCACTCACAGGCATAACGTCGCTTAGATTTCCAACCTTGTATGATTTGTTGCCGTTTACGAAAGCACGAACGCGAGAAGTGTTCTGAACCATTACTTGGACTTCACCTTCGGCGGTTAGGTTGAGAGTGTCTTTTGTTATCTTCTTGTACTCTTTCTTGATGAAACTTGCAACGTTCTCTATCATCTCTTCGACTTCTGCCTCAATATCACCAGCGTAGACGTCTTTTAGTCTAATGTCGCTTTGATAGTTGATGTTGAGTAGGTTTCCGTGAAGGTTGACACCAAATCCGTCGATGACGCGAGAGTCTGTGAGAGCATCGCCCTCTTCTCTCTTCAATCCTACTTTCTTTACTTCGCCGTCTGGGACGAAACGTTCGTCATGTGCTCCATCGCGTGCATTTGCTGCCGCTTGTGAAATACCTTGTACGATGTCTAAAACTGTTGCCATTTTATTTGTTTTCCTTTTTTGGACGCCATCCTTCTGTCCAGCGCTGTTCTCTGCCCTCAATCCATTGGATGTGACATTTGTTGCAACAACCGAACTTGTTCATATAGACATCATCCCTTCTGTCGAAGGAATAGACATCGCAAACAGAACAAACCCTATTGCTATCTTTATTAAGTAGTTTTTTTGATATCAAAACGCCTTGGACTTCCATTTTTTCAGTCTTTTCCGTCAATCTTTTTACTTTTGAGGCAAGTTCCTTCAATTGTTCGAGGTAATCCTGCTCTTTTTCCTCGTTCCAATTCTTTGACGGATGTTGAACTGCTTCCTCTCCGTACTTCTCGGATATAGCTTTCTCTACCTTTACTTCGTAGTTTGGATCTTTATTATCAGTCATTTCATTATTTCCGATGCTGCATAGAGTGTTCCCAATGTAAGTCCTATTCCTGCGACGACACCGCCTGCCATCCACCAGTGGTTGTTTTTATTTGGCTGTTCGAGTGCAAGTTCTCTATAGGTGTCTATTTCGTCGTTCTTTATGTCCATCAACAAGTTGTGTCTTTCATCAAGAGAATCATAACTTATTTGCAAGCTGTCTATTTGGAACTGCATATTTGCCGTGGTTCTCGCTATTTCGTATTCAACTCGCAAGTCGCACTCTTCAAAAGAATACTGGTTATCAGCAAGCAACTGTGCGGTTGCCGATGGGTTGAACAGAGTTCCTGCAAATGGTGCTGCTTCGCCTTCGTCCAAGTGAGTGTATCTTGGGGCATCTTGAGCGAACGCTGGTGTGGCGGAGAGCAAAGTAACTGCTAGTATTTGTGAAATGATTCTATTCTTCATATGTAAAACCAAACTCTTCCTCTATTGCTCTGTTTGCCATCTCGGGGTTTTCTGAAAGAATTTCTAATAGTTCTAAATATCTTACTCTCTTCTCGAATGAAAGTGATTCTTCTCTATTCTCGAACTCTCTTTCTAGTCTCGCCAATGATTCGTCTCTCAGTCGGAGTGCTTCTTCTTTCTCTTCTTGCTCTTTGTTGCGACTATTCTCTAAAACCTCTATCTCTTTCTTATAGTTGTCGATAGTGTTGTCAAGTATCTTCTTATACATCGCTACATTTTTGCGAGACATTAACCATACGAATAGCGTCCAAGCGGAGATTGCTATTATTTTCCAATGGTGCTTCGCCCATACCCACGCTTTAGTTAGTGACAATATCATTCACTCTTTCCGAACTTTAGCATAGTAACTACATCAACGGCAGCTTGTCCAGAGATGTAGCAGACTGCTACCCATACCCAGTGCTCGCTCTCAAGACTTCCTTGATACATTAGCCCTGTTGCTATTAGAAATGTTAGTAGTTTCCTCGAAATAAACTTGTTTAGCGCCTTATCCATCAAAACTTTCATAGTCATAATACCTCCGTAGTGTTTCTATAAATAGTATTAGACAACAACTTTGGCAAAACCATTTTCCTTTTCGATGGATATGACATGATCAACGCAGTCTTTCAGAGAATCTAAGTGAGATATTAGTATCACTGTTTTGAAATAAGACTTTACCATCTCCAATATTCTCACGAAACCCTCTAAGTTCTCTGCGTCGAGGGCTGTTCCAGGTTCATCTAGTATGAATACTGACGGAGATGGGAGTGAACTTACATGCAAGAGAGCGAGGCGTATCGCCATTGACGCTATTGTCTTCTCAGCGCCTGAACCCAGTTCTATCGGACGGGGTTCGTGTCTTGGATGCTTGATATAAACATTGAGTCTGCGTCCATCGTTCTCGAAAAAGACTTCGAAGTCAACTATGTTGGTGAGAACTTTCGCTATCTCTTCGTTTATCGCTGGGAGTTTTCTTTTGATAATGTCGTATGAGATGCCGCTAGAATGCATACACTTGGTGAACAAGTCGTATGCTGAATACTCTTCTCGCAAGTCTGATAGTTCTGCTTTTTGCTCTTCGATGTTTTGTAACTTCTGCTCGTATGATCCGTGCGCCATAAACAAGTCGTTTAGATCGGTGACGCATTCGTCGTGCTCTTTCTTTATTTTTACTAAGTCTCTCGCCTTCTTTTTCTTATCGGAGACGAGGTGTTCGAGGTTCTCAATAGCGTCTTTGTTTACTTCGTAAATCTCAATGTGCTTTTTGATCTCCTCTATTTCGTGTCTGATTACCTCTACTTTGGATATGTTGCCGCCGATTTGGAGAGATAAGACGGAGATTTCGCTTTCTACTGCTGTTCTGCGGTTTACGAGGGCGTCGTATTTGGATAGATAGTCGTCTACCCTGTCTGCTTCCAGTTTCTCCAACTGGTTTAGTATGTCTTCGCCTTGTTTGCGGAGTTCTGAGACTTGTTCGTTCAGGTTTGGGAGGACTTCTCTCGCCGTGTGTGCGTTGCAGATGAACTTACACGAGGTATATTTGTCTCCGCAAGGGACTTCATCTAGTAGTTTTACCTTATTGTTCGCCGATATAACATCTTTTTCTGCGTTTTTGAGAGAGTTTTCTACTTCTATTCTCTCGCTTTCTTTATTTGTCGCTTCTTCTTTCTTGTTTTTCAGGTTTTCTATGTCGTATTTGTCTAGGAAGTCAATAAGTTTTACAACAAGTTCTTCGTTTTCTTGCTTCTTTACAATACTTGCTGTGTTTTCGTCTATCAGAGTTGTTGCCTCTGATGTTTTAGTCTCCAACTTGTTTCGATAGTCGTCGATGTCGATAATGTTGACTGGAATGGAGGATATTTTATTCTCCAAGTCTTGGAGTTCTGCCTCCATAGTTAGTGTATTCTCTTCGAATGCTTTACAACGAATCTTATTTGTGGCGATGTCTTCGTCACTTATGGCGAGTTCTTTGGCTGCTTGTTCCATTTCTTCGTCGAAGTTCTTGTCCTCCAACCTTTTTAGAGCACCTCTCATGTCTGAGGCGT